GTTCACGCATCTGGGAATAACCAAGCTGGCGACACGGATCAGCGAGATGACAAAGAACGGTGATTACTCCGTCAAGAAGACTCCTATCACGATTGATGGCACCCGCTACATGAAGTACAGCCAGATCGTTAAGAAACGGAGGCCGAAAAATGAAGAAAGCAAGTAAAGAGGATCTGCTCCAGGCTATCGAGTCCGTGATCCGGATGGACAAGGGAATGGTGAGGCGTTTGGAATGGGATGAGTTCAAGACCACTGTCAAGATGTTCAACACATGGGGAACGTGCATTGAATCATGTTACATCGGCACATCCAGTCCGATCGACATCATGCTCATCGTGGCAGCAAAGGCTTCGTCATTGAAGAAGGGAGGCAGATGATGCTGAAAGAAGTGAAGCTTGAGAATCTTCCGGATCTGACGATCATTGTGGGAAACCACGCAGTCACTCTCCGAGAGTTGATCCTGAATGCAGCAGAATTAAGTGAAACAGACCGGATCATCGTCCTCATGGACGACAAGGAAAACAAAACGAAAGACCATGCGAACCCGCACAATTCCACGACAGAAGAAAAGGTGCTGAAAGCATGGAACAGAGGAGAGAAGACCATCAAGCAGGTCATGGAGATAACCGGATTTAGTTATCCGACAGTCAGGAGATACATTCCGGTCACTCCGGAAGGATGAGAGGAGGAAACAATGAGAAAGCACAGAGTTTTGAGGGATTGGGTGTACATCGCAATGGCGATCGGCGTGTTCGTGGCTGCGATCGTGGCAGCAGGCCTCCTGGAAGTGTGGATCCCATGATGGTCATGTCACTTCAGGATCTGGTCAAGGAAGGATTCCCGAAGAAAGACCTTCAGGCGATCGCAAATAGCGAGGACTTCGCAGAAGTCGGCTTCAGGGGAGAGAAAGCCGGATCCAAGATCTACTTTTATCCATCGAAATTAGAAAAATATTTAGAAAGGAGAACAAATATCAGATGAGTGTTTTGGTAAGCATTATAGGACAAAGTGGGACCGGTAAATCGTCGTCACTCCGCTATTTCGACAATGATGATGTGGCGATCATCAATGTCAGCGGAAAGCCGATGCCATTCCGGTCCAACCTCAAAACATTGGATCCAAGTGGGAACAAAGATCCATATCAAATTATAACTGACTGGCTACCTAAAATCAAGCAGCCGAGCATCGTCATCGATGATGCGACATATCTCATGGTCGACCAGTTCATGGCAAATGCCCAGGTCAAGGGTTACGACAAATATACGATGATCGCTTATAACTTCGTGAACCTGATCGAGGTCGCAAGACGGCTTCCGGAGGACAAGGTTGTCTATTTTCTCGGTCACATCGACCAGGCTGATGACGGCAGGGAGCACTTTAAGACCATCGGCAAGATGATTGACAACTATGTCACCCTGGAGGGCAAGTTCACGATCGTGCTGAAGACTGTTGTGAAGGATGGCTTTTATTATTTCAGCACCCAGAACAATGGTCAGGACACAGTCAAGAGTCCGATTGGGATGTTTGAGGAATCGCTGATCCCGAATGACCTGAAAATGGTCGACAACGTGATCCGCGAATACTGGGATATTCCACGGCCATGGGAGGTAGAGGAATGACGATCGCCAACGTGAGCCAGCCGACCTTTGACAAGATCTGGAACGGCGATCCGAAATTTGCCAGTCTTCGTGGTCCGGATATCTCCGGAAGACAGATCGAGATCCATGCGCCTGGTTACGACAGATATATGACCGGCGTGGCGATGGAATACGAAGACGGCGTTGTAACGATAGAAATATTCACAAGAGAACAATGAGGAGGAAAACATGATCAATAAACCTAAAGACTATGACAACATTCCGATCGGCGTGGGTGAAAGCCTAAAAGCCGGAGGACATAAATGCGTGATTAAGAAGCTGGAGGAGGCAACATCCAGCAAAGGCAATCAGATGCTCGTCATCTATTTCGACACGGCTGACGAGGATATTCAGCCACACTTCTATATGGATAGATACATCAACGACAAGCGTCCGGATAAAAAATGGGGCGGTCGCTTCTTCCTGATCGTGGGAGGCGAGTATGGTCCGGCGAACCTGAAGCGGTTCATCACGGCTGTGGAGGACTCAAATGACGGATTCCAGGCATGGGACTTTTCAGGGAATTTAAGAATGGAGGCATTCACTGACCTCAAAGCAGGCCTGGTGTTCCGGAAAGAAGAATACACGCGGGAGGATCACACGCTCGGTGTCGCCACTAAAGGCTTCCGCTGGTGCAATTATGAGAAGGCTTATGAGCAGAAGGAACCGGAACGGAAAGCTGCGCCGGCACCCATCCAGCAGCCTGACTATGGATTCGTTAATGTCCCTGCTGACGCTCTCGAAGACGAAGGCCTGCCGTTCAAATAGGAGGAAGTATGAACAGCAAACAAAAGGGGAAACGAGGCGAATTAGAGGTCGCGCGGATCCTGAAGAGCCACGGATTTGATGCCAGAAGAACAGCGCAGTTTTGTGGGAATACCGGAGATGCAGCTGATGTGATCGGACTTGATGGTTTCCATATTGAAGTGAAACGCGCCGAAACAACAAAAATCTGGGAATGGATCCAGCAGGCTGAAAGAGATCACAAAGCGGGGACGATCCCGCTTGTGGTCTTCAGAAAAAACGGAGAAAAGTGGAAAGTCTGTTTAGACCTTGAAAAATTTTTAGAAATTATAGGAGGCAATTATGGCAACGAAGAAAACAGAAGTAATCGAGATCAAACCGATTGAAATAGCAAAAATCAATTTAAGAATCGTAGGCGACACTCCGCTGATTATGCATGCATGGAGCGAAAAGGCAAAGCGCGAAATGCTGGAGGCACAGCAGGGTGCGAAAAAAGGTAAGGCAAAGGAGCGGAAAAATCCGGTGGTGGATTTTATCAATTCCATGTACTGGCTGACAGAGAAACCGGATGTTGATAACAACATGAAGGAAGAAGAATGCGAGGATCTCTTCAATGAAGCGATCAAAAAAGGTGCAAAGTTCGGATTTCCGGTCACTGCATTTAAGCAGGCAGCGATCTCCGCAGCTTATCGGCTTGGATGGTCAAAGGACAAGATGAGCCTGCGCGGTGTCTTTTTCATTGATTCCGATGAGAACGGCATGGTCGAGATCCAGTCCGATGTTCCGGAGATGCGCGAAGACATGGTCAAGATCGGAATGGGAACGGCTGACATCCGCTATCGTGGTGAGTTTAAAAACTGGTATGCGGATTTGACGGTCAGTTATAACGCAAACGGCAATTATGACCTGAACAGCATCATCAACATCATCAATGCCGGAGGATATGTTTGCGGAGTCGGCGAATGGCGACCGGAGCGCGATGGACAAAACGGCATGTTCCATATTCAGGCTAACTGATTTGGCTGGCGAGTTAAGTTGCGGTGCGGTTAGTTCTGGCGATGCGCGGCAAGGCAGGCATGGTGCGCTGGGGTTGGTCAAGGCACGTTTCGTTGAGGAATGGCTTGGCAGGCAAGGTAAGCTCTTGTGAGGTCCGGCGTGGTCTTATGTGTTGAGTTATGGAATGGCCAGGCATGGCAGGCGGGTTTAGGTTTGTTGTGGTGCGCTGTGGCTTGGCAGGTTGTGGCTTGGCAGGCAAGGCGAGTTGTGGCGAGTTATGGTTAGGCGCGTTCTTGTGAGGTTTGTTGAGGTAGTGTCGGGTATGGCAGGCATGGTGAGTTGTTGGTCTGTTGTGGCAAGCTGCGGCGGGGTACGTTTAGGCATGGAATGGAACAAAGAAAGGAGATGATTAAATGATTTATAAATGGAAAAACTTTAGTTATAAGACCAGCGCAAATGTCGCTGGCGAGGTATGTGAGGAGCTGGATCGCACAGTTGGCTTGACTCCGGAGAACCTGGTGAATGCCAGCCGTCCGGAGGATGCTCCACTTCATTCGGAGTTTGAATGGGATGACAAGGTGGCAGCAGAGGAGTTTCGGAGGACGCAGGCACGACAGATGATCTGCAACTTGTCCATCGTGATTGAGGAAGAGAAGACGGAGCCGGTAAGGGC